AAGTTCATCAGAAATGGATCATTCTAAAACAAAAAGATTATGGAAAAGGCAAGAAAATCAAGCGGTAGAAGATTTTAGAAATGAAGTAAATAAAGAAAATATAGCTAGAAATGAAAAAGAAACAGCAAGTGCTAATGAGCTTAAAAAAAGTGAATGGTTGGGAGTTATTGGAGAAAAAATGAAAGGAATTCATATTGAAGTTTTAAGAAAAAATTTCTTTGACACTCAATATGGACAAAGTTCAATTACTGTAATGAGAGACATAGACGGTAATATGATTCAGCATTTTGGCAAAAACAATCTTAATAAAGGTGATAAGAAAACCATTGACTTTACAGTTAAGGGGCATGAAAAAGCAGAAGTAAATAAATGGAATAAAGTTCCATATAAATATACAGCAGCATTAAGAGTAAAGGGATATTAAATGATTACTTGCAACTCATCCAATTTAAGTAATATGGATAAGGCAACTCCTACGAATTATCAGTTGATCTTTCCATTGATACCGGAGCAAACATCCATTAGTGCTAATAATCCATTTGTTATGAATATCTTTTCTGCTGTTATTCCTTCTCTTTCGATTGCTACAGAAGAATTAAGGTGGCAGGGAAACAAAACAAGGCACTCAATGGAACCAATTGAGTTTGATCCTTGGTTAGTTAGCTTTGTAGTAGACTCACGATTAGAAAACTGGAAATTATTATTTAAATGGATGGCATATATTAATAATAATTTCGATAAGATAGCAGAACAGCATCATAGATATGGGGTAGATGCTGCATTAGTTGTTACTGATAATTATGCAAATGCAGTTTTAGAGTTAAGATTTATAGACATTTGGCCTGCAACATTAGGAGAAGTTTCCTTTTCTCAAAGAGAAGGAGATATCACTTTAGAAAGTACTGTCAATTTTAATTATGATTATTTTCTTATAAGAGAAACCGGATGGACGAATAATCCAATATTCGGATATAGCTCATCTTCATCTTCATCTTCTACGAGTAGTTCAAGTTTATCTGTTTCAGGTGGTGGGCCTTAAAAAATTGATTATTTTGTTAAATTTTTATAAATATAAGTGAAAAGTAAAGCTTTCGGATTTATCCGAAATAAAATTTAGGGGGAAATGATTATGACTATGTATTTAAGTCCTTTAGTGGATGTGAATGAAATTGATTTGACAACTACTATTCCTGCTGTAGCCACTTCCATTGGAGTGTTAGTTTTAAGAGATACTTGGAAAGGGCCAGAATTAAAAGTTCAGTTAATTAATGATATTGATGAATTAACTCAAGTCTTTGGATTGCCTGAAGAAGCAAATACCGATGAATATCATGGACAATCCTATGAAGATATCATGGCAGGGGCAGGTTTTCTTCAGTATGGTAATAATTTGTATTGTACAAGAGTTCTAGCTCCAAGTGCTACCTTTTCAGGGGCATATGGAACAGTAACATCAGGGGGAACATTTACTCAATATACTTCAGGTAATGGATATCAATTATCAGACTTAGATTCACAAGACCCTGATGAATTTGGAAATGAAGATAATACATTTGATGTTGGAAGACCTGAAAATGGTTCTGAAATAGCTTTCATTGCAAAAAGTAGAGGGGATTGGGGGAATTTTGTTCAAATTGCCATTGTCGGTAGAGACACATACAATGGAGTTAGGGCAGGAACAGCAGCAGCAACTCTTGGAATATCAGCTACTCTATATGATGATATTGATCAAGAAGTAGATAGTGCATTTTCCGATGATAAACAATTCTTAATTGTCGTAAAAGCTGCAAAACAATCCAATATCAATAACAATCCCGTACCTTATGAAGTAGTTGAAACTATGCTTGTAAGTTCAGACCCAACAGCAATAGATGATACGGGGGCTAATATATTTGTTGAAAATTATGTCAATGCCAATTCAGAATATATTAGAGTTGCTACTACAGCAGCATTTAAGAATAAAAGCTATAAAAACAAATATCAGGAAAATTATACAAACTTAGGTGGTGGTGTTAGAGGTCAAGGAGATGTTATAGCTGATGGGGATATTATAGAAGCTTATGAGCTTTATAGTGATCCTGAATACATTGATGTTAATATCTTCATTGATGCAGGTAAATCAACCACTGTTAAACAATCAATCCAAACTATTTGTGAAGGTAGGGCAGATGCAGTAGGAGTTCTGGATGTTCCAAAATCTTTAGTAGTCAATAATAAGGGTAATGAAGCTACAGATTGTAGAGATTATAGGTTAGGTACTCATACTACATATAATCTGAATGAAAACAGTAGCTATATTGCTACCTATACCAATTGGTTGAATGTCTATGACAAATGGAATTCAAAACATAGATGGATACCTGCTTCAGGGCATGTTGCAGGAATTTATGCCAATACGGATGAGGTAAGTGAACCTTGGTTTGCTCCTGCTGGATTAAACAGAGCAATTCTAGGCAGTGTTAGAAAACTTGCATGGAATCCTGTTAAGGGTGAAAGAGATGTTCTTTATAAAAATGGTATGAATCCAATTGTGAGTTTCCCAGGGCAAGGAAAAGTCATTTGGGGCCAAAAGAATATGCTTGATAAAAATTCGGCATTTAACAGAATCAATGTTAGAAGACTTTTTATCATAATCGGTAAATCAGTAAGTACTGCTTTAAAATACTTCCTGTTTGAACCTAATGATACTTTTACAAGATTGGCTATCATCAATATGATTGATCCTTTCTTGAGAGATGTGGTGGCAAGAAGGGGTATATTTGATTACTTAATTGTATGTGACGAAAGAAACAATACTCCTGAAAGAGTTGATAGGAATGAGCTATGGTGTGATATTTATATCAAACCTACCAGAACAGCAGAATTTATTGTTCTTAATCTTATTGCTACCAAAACAGGGGCTAGTTTTACAGAATTAGTTGCTGCAAGTACTCCACAATAAAAGCAATGAGGGGGGTATAGTTTACTCCCCTCATTTTGAGGGAGATTGAAAATGAAATTACAAAAGTTTTTAGATGAAGGGCCATATAAGCTTGTGTTTGCAGGATTTCATTTAAAAGATAACATTTTAGATGAAATGACTGTAGAGGAATTACAAGAAACAGTATATTCCAACATACCCAATGATAAAATTAGTATAAGAACAGTTCAAAGAGAATTTGAATCATTACTGAAAACAAAAATTGCTGATGCAAGATTTGTTGCAAAAAAAGTAATTCCTGAATTAACAAAAGACCTTCAAAGTATGGTTGAAGATAAAAATCTACAGGAAAAAAAATGGGAAATGGAAAATAAAGCAAAAGATTATTTTCAAACTTATATGAAAAAAGTAGGTGGAAATCAAAAGAAAGTTCGTAGAGAAATTATGACAAATGTTGTAGACAATCCAAATCATTCTAATGATTTTGTTGAAATGATGTGGAGTCATTTCAAAAAGCAATTTCCATCATGAGAAAGTTGGAAAGAGTTTTGTAATAAATAGAGAAACAAAGGAGATAAGAAAATGCCAGATGTAAGAGCCTTTAACATAGAAGCGTTCAAAGCAAATTTTGGAGATGGAGCAAAGACTAGTTTATTTTACTATCAACCTCAATGGCCTGTAGCAGTAGCAGCAGATGTAAATGCTCAACAAGCTATTTTTTTAGTAAAAACTGCTCAAATGCCTTCAACTGCTCTTGAAGAAGTAACCTTGAATTGGCAAGGTTTTGATTGGAAATTTCCTGGCAAGCACACATATACTGATGTAGTAGTCACTTTTAATGTTGACTTGGATGCTAAAATTAGGAAGACTTTCGAAACATGGTCTAATAAATGTCATGATCCTAAAACCAATTTTTATTCTACCCATAATATCTACATGGCAGATCAAAGATTGCAAATGGTTGGATATGAAGGACAAGTCATTCTTGAGTTTACCCTTCATGATGCATGGCCTAAAGAAGTATCACAAATGGCAATGGATTACTCATCTACTGAAGTAGTAACATTTGATGTTACTTTTACATATAGTTATCATGAACTAGAATTTAATGAAGCAGGTGGATAAAATTTTTAAACTGTGTAAGGGGGTAAAATATGTCAGAAGAAAAGCCTAAGTTTTATGATTTTGTTAATGTATATGATTTTGAGTGTGAGTTACCGGGGAGTAAACAAGTAGTTAAGTTCAAGCCTGTATCAACAGGTCAAATCAAAAAACTTTTAACATATGAGAATGAGACAAATTATGTAATTCAAGAACAGGCACTTGATGATTTAATATCATCAAGTGTTTTGTCTGAAGGGTTTGATATCATGGAGTTGTATATTTATG